CTCGCCTTTACTAAGCTACTCATTATAGCAGAAGCCCTGAACGAAGGTTATCAACCAGACTGGAACAATTCAAACGAATATAAGTATCAGCCATGGTTTGATATGCGCTCTAAAAAGGTTGGTTCGGGTCTCGGCCTGTCGTTCCACGCCTTCGGCTACGATAGCTCGTTCTCGATTGTCGGGTCCCGCCTTGTATATCGGTCTTCGGAGCTCGCCCAATATGCCTGGGATCAGTTCCCGGAAATATATGCGGATGCTTTCGTAAAGAATCGCGCTCAATAACAAATACACCTTTCCCGAATGCGTAAGCAGATCATCGCCATCTGCCGGGAGCCAACGAACACCCCCTAATTAATTGATACTATGCCATACCTGTGGAATAACGTTTTAGTAGTAACAAAAGAGGAACTTGTACCAGCCTGGTATAGTTCGCTTGATACCTTAAGCAAAACCATAACCCGATATTCAGAGAAAGATTACGGCATTAAGCGTGTACAGATAGGTGGTAATGGCAGGCAAATGCTCATCGCTTTTGACAGCCTCCCAACGCACATGCAAACTGGCATCGGTGATCCGCGTAAATGCGATCATATACTCGAACGGTTTTATAAAGTAGATGGCGCGGCAGTTTCGTTTTATTCAACCTTCCGGTTTGAAGATCAGAGCACATTAGCCATTGAATACCAGGAGCGCTATATCATCAACGCCAGTGTTTTAAAAGCTATACTGGCGCTTAGAACGGCAAGGGAAAATGACCGTAAAAATAAGGGAGGAAGTATTAAGGGAATTGCCGAAACCCTTGTCAGCGATGCGCATAGCTTCCAGCCAACGCTTCTTGCCAGGCATAAGGTGCAACATACCTTACAGGAGAACTCCCGATGCTTTATGGATACGCTTAATAAGTTCGAAAAAGAAGGGTATAAGGCACTCATCAGCGGAAAACACAAAAACCAAAACACCCGTAAGGTTACTGATGAAACCCTTAGCCTTTTGAAAAGCCTTTTTGCAGGCAGAGGGTCAAAGCCGACAGCTACTGAAGTTTACCAAAGCTATGATGCATTTATAGGGGGGTACATCGCCGTAATCAACAATGCCACTGGCGAATACTACCAGCCATCTGACTTTAAGAAGCTGAGCGATGCAACTGTAAAAAGCTATATGGCAAGCTGGGCCAGTAAAATAGGCACTTATGCTATCCGTAGCGGCGACAGGCAAAAGCTTATGCAGCAATTTAAACCTTACCATTCATTATTGAAACCCAAATATGCAGGCAGTATTATTTCTATTGACGACAGACAGCCACCTTTTAAAATGCCAAATGGTAACCGGGTTTGGTTTTACAACGGTATCGACCTGGGCAGTGAAGCTTTTACCTGCTGGGTGCATGGAGATACAAAAGAGGGGATCATTACTGAATTTTACCGTCAGCTTGTAAGAAACTATGCAGAGTGGGGCTTCCAACTGCCAGCCGAACTTGAAGCGGAATCAAGTTTAAACAGTTCGTTCACCGATACCTTTCTGCGTGAAGGGGCCATGTTTCAGCATGTGCGTATCGAAGCTAATAACGCCAGAGGGAAAAGAATAGAGCGTTATTTCGGCTCACTAAGATACGGTATTGAGAAAAAACGCGACGAATGGCTTGCAAGACCCTTCGCCCAAAGCGAAAGCAACCAGGCCGGTCCAAAAGCCTCACCTATGCTTTCTTACTCTCAAATAGTTGAAAATGGGCTTACCGATATTGAGCAATGGAACAATGAGCCCCATTCGGTTCATACCCACATGAGCCGCTGGCAGGTATTCTGCGAAATGCAGAACCCTGATCTTAAACCTACTAACTACGCTGCCATATTGCCTCACCTTGGCTATAAAACCAAAAGCAGTTGCCGGGTAGGGATCATCAAACTTAACTACAAAGAATTCCTGCTCGGCAATGATAACAAGATCAGCCTTGGCGATAAGCTGATTAACCTGATGAAGCAGGTTGAAGGCAAAGAGGTAGATGTTTACTGGCTTGATGACAACCAGGGAAAAGTATTTAAGGCCCTGATATTTATCGGCGATCAGTTGATCTGCGAGGCTATAGCCAAGCCGGAATACAACCGCGCCAAGATAGAGCAAACCGGGACAGACGAAGCCAATCGCGCCATAATGAGCGCGTACGTAGCCACTATAGAATCGTACGGCAGACGGCAAAAAAACGCCATTGACAAGGTGACCATTATTGATGAACGTCCTGCTGCTTTCAGCTCATTTGTAATGCCGGGGCTAAAGAAAAACAAAACGGAAGAAAGACAACCAAGTGGCGGCATATTGCCGGATAGCTTTAGTGATTCCTATGATAATATTCAGGAGGAAAGCTTTGTGATCCCGCTTAGCGAAAGATTTTAACTAAACAATTTAAACGCAAAAAAATGATAACGATCTCTACAGAACTAAAAAGAAAAGCAGTTGAAGCGCTTATGGTTAAGCGTGTGAACTTTGACGGCAGCAATGCCGCCTTTGCCAAACAATGGGGTATTAATCAATCTGTTTTTAGTCAGCTGAAAAAAGGAAAGGTAACCAACCTCATGGCCGAATCCACCTGGTTAAATATCATCCGGGAATTGGAGGTGGGCGAAAATTGCCGCAAATGGAAAACCGCCAAAACCGAAGTGTTTTTAACCATTGAGGAAGATGTCCTCTTCTGCAAGGAGAATTCAAAATCGAAAATATTTGTCGATGAATGTGAGATCGGCAAAACACATGCGGTTAAATACCTGAGCCGCTATTTAAAAAACTGCTTTTATGTGGATGCCTCCCAGGCAAAAACAAAAGTGCAGTTTGTGCGCAGGCTTGCCAAAACCATCGGCGTTGACAGCTCAGGTAATTACTGCGATGTAAAGGAAAATATTAAATACTACCTCAAGCTGCTGCCATTCCCTATTGTGATCATAGACGAAGCCGGGGACCTTGAATATACCGCCTTCCTTGAGTTAAAAGAATTTTGGAACGCTACAGAAGGCGCTTGCGGCTGGTATATGGTAGGCGCAGATGGCCTTCGGGAAAAGATACAGCGCGGGATCAGTAATCATAAAGTAGGCTTTAAGGAGCTGTTCAGCCGGTTCAGCAATAAATACAGTTCCGTAGTACCAAACGGGCAGCAGCGCCGCATAGCTTTTTATAAAAAGCTGATAGGCGATGTACTTGATGTAAACATGGAGGATAAAACCAAAATGGAACAGGTGATAAGGAAATGTATTGTAAACGATGAAGATGCCAATATCGGCGGCCTGCGCCGTGCGGAAAGTATCTTAAGCTTAACTGCATAAGGTATGGGAAGGGCATTAAATGTAAGAAATCTTTTTGCGATGAAACACGAATTATTTCAGTTAGATGGCATTTGGCATGATACAATTGGCTCCCCGGAGCGCAACGGCGCGTGGCTTATTTGGGGTTCGGAAAAGAACGGTAAAACATGGTTTACATTGTTGCTTTCCAATTATCTCAGTGATTTTGAAAAGGTTCATTATATATCGGCTGAAGAAGGGCTATGTAGCGACTTTATTGATACATGCAGGCGAGCCAAGATTAACTTATTTAATAAAAAACTCCAGTTTCATGGCTATGAGCCCCTGGTTGATTTATACAAACGTTTAAAAAGACGACAGGCCCCTAAAATAGTAGTGATAGACAATATTACCATTTACAATGATGAGTTAAAAAATGGTGCCTTAAGGAACCTTTTGAACGACTTTCCGCAAATGCTTTTCATCTTTTTAGCCCACGAAGACAGAGGCCTTCCCTATACAGCCACAGCAAAAATGACAAGAAAGATAGCCAAGCGGATATTTTATATAGAAGGATTATCATGTCAGGTATCCGGGCGCTGCCCCGGTGGTACTTTAACCATCGACGAGGAGCGGGCGGCATTATATCACGGCCACAGCATATTAAATAGATAGCCATGGCAATTGTAAAGGAATACAAAACGCACATAGCAAAGGTCAGGGAGGTTCAGAGTAGCCAGATGAGCCATGTTTGCCAGTTGCTGGATATTACGCCGGAAGGATATTGCTGGCACCAGTACAAGCAATATGAGAAGTTTTTAGCTTATGCCTGTCTGGAGTTGCCTCACTTACTGGAGCCATTAAGATACAGCAGCCATATACGCGGTTTTTGGAATAATGAGTGGGCAAGCCGCAACCAGGTTGACTTTTTGCCCTTCGCTTACGAGTGCAAGTTTGAACAAAAAGAGATCATGGCTGAATACCTGTATATCAATAGCGCCGAGCACCTTTTCAGGGATGAGGAGTTTTACACCCGGTTTATAAACACTTTAAAGCTTATTTAAATGACAACAAAAGATATATTATCAATCGTTGAAACTGAAAGTGGCGTATCGGCTAACGAAATGGCCCAGGTGGCGCGATTTGCATCTACAACAGTCACCAACGCCAAACAGGTGGCCGTTATGCTCATGTTACTTGAAGGATATCGCGTAGTATCCGTCGCCAAGGCAATTGGCATTTCTGTATACAAAGTTCTTTACGCCAACGAAAGGGGATTACACAAGCTGGCTTATCCGGTAGGATTTCCGGGCTATGATCCCAAATTTAAAACATTATACCTTGCTTGTAACCGCCGCATAGAAGATGCGGAGGAGGATGGCCCCGAATATTGGAAGCCTCGTTTTTGGATTGACGATGAATGTATCATCAATATAGTTTCATCCGTCACTGGGATACCTGTGACGGAAATTAAAGGCTCATCCAGGGATACTCTTGTGCTTGAGGCCCGGAATATCGCCATATCATTTATCATTAAGTTCAATCCGGCCAGGGCTTTAAAACTAATAGGAGCACCGTTTGGCAAAGATTATTCCACAGTGATCCACTCGAAAAAAAGAGTCGCTTTAAAATTGGAACAAAACAGGCAATTCAAGGAATTATACTGGACAGTAACCCAGCAATTTATTAACATGGAAAGGCAAACAGCATGACCTTAAAACTTAGTCGCGAACAGCATGAGGCGCTGTTAAAACTTTTTGAACGGATAGTAAGCGAACCGGTCGTTGACATTAAAGACAGCCTTGTGATTGACCTGCTAAAGCCGATCCTGGTGAAGCTTAAAAGCAAGCAAGCATTAAAATGTAATAATCACGGTTGGAATTTGTCGGTAACGCCTATTCAGGCAAAAAGTTATTACGCCTTTTTTGAAGGGCGTTATCTCGGGCCAAATTTCATCTATGAACAGATCATTATCGACAAGCATTTAAAGGCTATCGACAAAATATTCGCATAACAACAAGTAAATTATTAAAACCCAAATATGAGCACATTAACAGTAAGACAACAGAAGCCTGCCGATAAGGTATGGATCGACGAGGCGGGGATCGCCATCCCCTACGAACGGATAAAAGGCAGTGAACGCGCCAATGAGCGAAAATTACCAATGCTTGCTAAAGAACGCATAGCGTTGCGCAAATCGCTTGAGCTGCATAAGGAAAAATGTTTCCAGGTAGGCGCTGAACTTTACCAGTTGTTTATTGACGAGAATGGCGGCAAAGCGCCAAAGAGCAAAGGCAAAGGCAATATCACACGGTACAATTTCGACAGGTCAGTTAAAATTGAGATCAATGTAAACGCGGCCATCGTATTTGACGAGGCTTTATTGCAATTGGCTAAAGACAAGCTCGACGATCTGCTGAATGATGGGCTTTCGACTGCGAAAGACTACGTCAAACCCATAGTAATGGACGCTTTTAATAACAGTGGCGGAAACCTGGATACGAAGCGGGTTCTTGGGCTACGCAAATATGCCGATAAGATTTCGGACCCCCGGTATGCGGAAGCTATGACCTTTATTGACAAAGCCATCCGCAGGCCAAATAGCAGGGAGTACTTCGCACTATATGTGCGGGACGAGCGCGGCGAATATGTTGACGTGCACCTAAACTTTTCAGCGATATGAGAAGGGTTGCTGTCGCGGTGATCCCGATGGTGTTATTCGGGTTGCTGGTATGGGGTTGGGGGTTCAAAGATGCGTGTGCCATTGTATATGTGCTTTGTCTTTCAGGAGGGTTATTTGCCATCTTATTGGTGATATGCCAGGCCCTCAGTGATATGCGCAAAGGGATTAAAGAGGAAAACAATTTCAATAACAAAGCATAATGGGAAACATTCAAATAGACGTTGCAGGGGTTATGGTTAATCTCCGCGACAAAGAGGACCTCATCTCCACCATTGAGGAGATGAACGAAGACCGCGCCTCTACGATCAAAGCCGGTCGCACAAAAACAAACAAAAACAAACGAATTGAAATGGACACGCTTTCTTTTTTCGGAAGCATCAGTCATTATCTGAAAGGGGGCGCGGAGTGAGAAACTTTAAATTTTGGGTGATCATAGTGCTCCTCGTAATGCTGGCGCTATTTGCTGCCACTATTATAAAGAAAGCGGATGAAGCTGCCACCCGGGAGAGGATTGATAACCATTCACAAATTATGCCGAACGATACACTGGAGGATAACAGATGAAAATATCATTACAAACATCCGTGGATGACCTACAAAGTTCATTCAGGTGCTCAATAGAGCATTATACCATTGCCGACTTTGAGGATGCGCTTTCGGCAGAGGAAAAGGGACAGGATCGGGTAACTGTCAAAAAGCTTTTAAAGCGGTGTTTAAGCAAGAAAAAATTAGGCGCCAGGCAACTCTAAATATTAAACTATGCACCTGATTCAAAAAACACAATTTCTATTAAAGCTTACGGCGTATCTGGCGCAAAGCAAAAAACCGGTGGCGTATATCGCCGGGAAAGTAACCGGGCTTCCTGTTGAGGTATACAAAGCCAAGTTTGCCAAAAGCAAAGCTAAGCTTGAGGAATTTTACCTTGTATTAAATCCCTGTGACTTTATAAGCCCTGATACGCCATGGGAGGAAGCTATGCTGATGAGCATGATATTGTTGAGCGTAAGCGATACGATATGCCTTCAACCTGACTGGCATGACAGCCGGGGCGCTAAAGCCGAATGGACTAATGCAGTACTATTTAACCTGAAATTTATTTACGAGTAACAATTAAAAATGCAATGAAAACAACACTATCAATTCACGGGAAAGACACCGAAGTCGAGCTGACCGAAAAGCAGGTACAGCAAATTATAAGAGCTTCACAAAATGTGACAGATCGTATTAAAACGTTTGAGGATGCCTGCGAAGATCAGGGCCTTGATCCGGTCAAAGTATTACGGTATGACAAAGAAACGACCGATGCTGAGGAGATCAATGAAAACGCATATATAATGCTGAAAACCATTATAAAGTCGTTAAACGGGGACTGGAAGGCTGACTGGAGCGATGGGAATCAAAAGAAATATTATCCCTGGTTAAAGTCACTTGGTTCGGGTCTCGGCCTGTCGTTCATCGACTGCGGCTACATTCTCTCGTACTCGTTTGTCGGGTTCCTCCTTGTATATCGGTCTTCGGAACTCGCGAAATATGCTGGAACGCAATTCATTGAATTATATGCCGAAATAATGATCATTAAGGATTAAGCCCCCTCTAAACCTGCCTGTCCGGCAGGCAGGTCTCCCCCGGTAGGGGAGACTTTAAAAATCCCTGGTTAGCGAATAACGGCAGATCATTACTGCGCCAGGGAGCTTACAAAATTGTAACATGAACGCAAAACGCGATTACGGCCAGTTTTACGCCATTATTGGTAAGATGGGTATAACCAAGCAGGAAATAGTAAAGGAGTTCACCAACGGGCGAACTGATAGCCTGACGGCCTTGTCTGATCAGGAGTGGCGGGAAGTAAGCGACTGGCTGCGCATCCACAATAAAATACCGCCGGGCGATGCAATGCGTAAAAAGATGATAAGCATTGCCAGGTCAATGCGATGGGGTAAAGATGCAAAGGAAATCGTCCCGATGCTGGATGCCTGGTTGCTTAAACAAAAGTTCGCAAAGCCTTTAAATCAACTGGAGGTGCGGCAGCTTAGTTTGATGCTTACTATTTTTGAAACCCGTGTTTATGCCGATTACCTGAAAGACCTGAACAAATGACAAACTATACCATCAGCAGCCCTAAGCTTAAGGGGCATTTGGAAATTCAATATAATGAAGGGGTTTTAACCATTGTTAAAATGGTAATTAAAGAGCCTTTAAACGAGGTTCAATTCAGGGCCTTTATGAATGCGCTGCCGCAATACGAAGCCGATCTGAATAAACTGGAGATGCTGAACCTTTCGGTGATACTGGATAAACCGGCTAATGAGAAATTAGGGCTGTTTTGCAAATTGTATGAAGTTTTCAAAGGCATTAAGTACAAAGTTAGCCCGGCTGACAGCGGCAAGATAAAGCTGATCAAAGTGGATGAAGATATCCTGGTGTTTTATTTCAACTCCTCCCACTTTCTGTTTAAAGGCAAGCATAGCATCGGCAATCTCGTAAAATATTATAATGAGCTGATGTCTCATTTCATTCAAAGCCAAAAACCACAAGGCATTAACTATCCCGACCATTTCGAACAGGCTTTTCAAAATAAATTAACCAGTAAAGAGTTACCTGCGTACTGGGCGCATCTGCGAACTCTCGGGCTTGTGCCAAAAAAAGACCGGGTAGGAGCTACAATTGATTGGGTGAAAGCAACAAATAATTAATAACTTAGAGAAATGAATATGTTTAATTACCCGCATTACGGATTCAACTGCGCCGGTGATATGGTAGAGTGGTTTCCAGCACCTGTTTATAGATGCCCGGAGTGTGGTGGAAATTTGGAAGTGACCGAAATTGAACCAGGTCATAAAATCAGACTATGCGAAGGGTGTACTTCGATTTACGAATTGGACGATAAAAAGCCTCATTGTTTTATATCGCGAACGTATCGCAATATTAATAAAGTGTAAAATCAAATCGGTTGCAGGCATTTATCTTTGTGTCAATGGCCTACAATCGTGCAAATAAACAAAAAGGTATCAATTATATCATGTCTGTTTACCAAAAGGTAAAGGAGAGCGATATACCTGATACCTTTATTGTGGCCCATATCTTTCCGAAGCATAATATTTACATCAGCTACCGCACCTTTATGGGCTACAAAGGGTTAAAGCCCTCGCAATACAAATAGCCTTCCCTTTTTGATTAATCCAAGCCCCCTCTAAATCTCCCCCGGTAGGGGAGACTTTAAGCCGCAGCCGTTTCATCGGTAAAAGTTGTACTGAAGGGAATGAGCATAATGGTATTGCCGCCTTTGTTAATGTATTCCTTAACGCTTGTTCTTTCCAACTCATTTACCTGCATATCGAAATATCCCTCCAGCGCGGCATAGATAGCGTCACCGGTATCGTAATAGGCTAAGCTTCGCGCCCTGGCTTCGTCGGGCGCGGTAGTGGCTGTATCTGAGGTAAAGAAATCCCATCCAAGCTTAATGGTAACAAGCGCAGTGCAGTTCTGCAATTTGCCGCCAATGCTATGGCATTCGCTCAGTTCAACCTTTACCAGGGCACAGGGAAAGGCTACCGCCGGTTTGGTATCAAATATCTCCAGTTGGGCTTTATCCTTATCAATCCACTTTAGGGCCGGGACGGTTTCAAGTAGACCACAGATGATTAAAAAAAGTTCTTTCATGGGAATAATTATTGAATTTTGAATTAGTGAATTAGTGATTTTTAACCTCTCGCCTTTAACCCTTTAGCTTTAACCTTAATTCTGTAATTACGGCCTGGTGTACGCGTTCCCGCAGGTCGGGGGTATTGCCAATAAACTGACGGCGGGGCATACGGTAGTTGTAGGCTTTATAGCTTTGCCCTTTAACCGGCGCAACTGTTTTTTCCTCCCTTGTCATCTTTCGGAAAGCGCCCATGCCGCCAAACATAGCGCCTTTTTTACCGCGCTCGTAGCGTGGGCGCACAAAGGTCTCCGACCGGGCGGCTCTGCTGATCTCGCCGCCGTCATTGTGTACACGGGCATATATAACGTCGGTGCCGATAGTTACCGAACTCGGGCTGCTGCTGATGATCCGGACGCTGCGCTTTAGTGTTCCCGATTTAACAAGCAACGCCCTGCCGTCATCTTTTTTACTTTTCCGGGCTTCCCAGGGAACGCTTTCCCATGCCTGGGCTTCAAACGCATCCAGCGTATAGTTCACCGCTTCGTTGCCGATGATCGTCGGCAGGTCGGCCATGCTTTGCTGAAGCTTGGAGAAAAAGAGCGTTATCCGGTCGTTCGGCATTATTGAAAAACATTTTTAAATGTTATGGAGCTTTCTTCCCCGGCGTCAACAGCGGCGAAAAACGCTGCATAAAATTCATGCACGGCGGCGGCACTGTTGGCGATGAACTCAAGGCTTACAATATTATCGGCAATGCCAAGACAGCCCCGCGTATCCGCAACGGTATTGACGATATGGATTTCGATATCTTCGTGACCGGGCACGTCATTAATTAAAGGAACATTGAACCCATGCGCAGGGCTAAAGTATCTGGTAAGCGGGAAAGTACCCTCAAATGTAAAAGCTGCGGGCTGCAGCCCGTAATATTGCAGCCGACCGTTTACCTCTACTGCGCAAATAAGATCGTCGGCTGTTTTGGCCAGCCTGTTTACTAAAACTTTCATATTTTCATTATTAAATATAAGTTGTACATTTGTATTGTGTGGGACGTGTACTCATGCACACCAGGGGCGCGCCGATTAGTCGGTGTGCCCCTGGTCATTTGTAAACTCTATATATTCCCCGTCGGCAGTTACAAAGCCAATTTCAAGCAATCCGGGGAAAGCTTTAAACCGATCATTCGCGGCAGCTTTTAAAACATCCTCCGAATACTTCTCCTCTAACAGAATTATTACCCTGTCGGCCTGCTTTTCGGCATTTGCGATCAGCTTTTGAAGCCGGGTATAACTTGCGGGATCAGTTGCCGTTTTTACTTCGGCATAATTACCATCTACCTTCATATCCGGGTTTTTATCTCCCTTAACCCCCGGCAGCAGCTC